AAATTATATTCTAAGTTATATATATACAATGGGCGGTGGTGGTTTATTACAATTAGTTGCATATGGCGCACAAGATATCTATTTAACTGGTAATCCTCAAATCACTTTCTTCAAAGTAGTCTACCGTCGCCACACTAACTTTGCTATTGAAGCCATTCAAAATACCTTCAATGGTGTAGCTAGTTTTGGTAATCGTGTCGTTTGCCAAATATCTCGTAATGGTGATTTAATATGGAAGATGTATTTACAAGTAGATTTACCAGCACTTCCAGCATCTACTCAATATGTAGTATATCCAGGTCTTCGCCTCTTACAAAACGTAGAAGTTGAAATTGGTGGTCAACAAATTGATAAACATTATTCACATTGGATGTATATCTGGAATGAACTTTCTCTTCCAGTTGGTAAACGTTATGGTTATCAACAAATGACTGGTGATTTAATACCAGTTGGTTCATCAACTTCTCAAGCAACCACTTTATATGTTCCATTAGAATTCTGGTTCTGCCGCAATGTAGGTCTTGCTCTTCCTTTAATTGCTCTTCAATACCATGAAGTTAAAATTAATATTAATTTTGAAGTTTCAACTAAAATGTTAGAATATGGTTCATTCTCAGCAGGTGCAAATAATATTGCAAATGCTCAATTATGGGTTGACTATATCTTCCTTGACACTGATGAACGCAGACGCTATGCTCAATTATCTCATGAATATCTTATTGAACAATTACAATATACTGGTACACAAAGTATTAATACAAGTGTCAATAATTTAAGACTCAATTTCAATCATCCAGTTAAAGAATTAGTATGGATTGTACAACCAACATCATATATTAATTATGATTGGACAAATTTCTCAGCATATAGTCTTAATAATAATAATTCTACAAGTGTTACTGAACCAACTCTTGAAACACTTGGTCCAAGTGCATTCCCAGCATTTAGCAATTTAACAGATTCTGCTCAATTAAAACTTAATGGCCAAGACCGTTTCTATATCCGTAATGGACCTTACTTCAATCTTGTGCAACCTTATCAACATCATACCAATATATCCCAAAATATAGGTATTAATGTTTATTCCTTTGCACTTAAACCAGAAGAGCATCAACCATCTGGTACTCTCAATTTCAGTCGTATTGATACTGCAGTATTATTATTAAATACCTCAAAAATTAATGCATCAAATCCAGCAAATGTTTCCATATACGCAGTCAACTACAACGTCCTCCGTATCATGTCTGGTATGGGTGGCCTCGCATACAGCAATTAGATCGTTTATCAAATATTATCAACTTTTATTATTTTTATGCGTTTTAGATTATCAGACATAAAAATTTTTTCTCCAGTATAGATATCTAGACTATAATGGGCGGTGGTGGTTTATTACAATTAGTTGCATATGGCGCACAAGACATCTACTTAACTGGCAATCCCCAAATTACTTTCTTCAAAGTAGTTTACCGTCGCCACACCAACTTCGCAATTGAAGCTATCCAAAATACCTTCAATGGCACAGCTGGCTTCGGCAAACGTGTAGTCTGCCAAATCTCTCGCAATGGTGATTTAATATGGAAGATGTACTTACAAGTAGATTTACCAGCAACCGCTGCATCTATTAAATGGACAGCCTACCCAGGTCTCCGTCTCTTACAAGACGTAGAAGTCGAAATTGGTGGCCAACGCATTGACAAACACTACGCCCACTGGATGTACATCTGGAACGAACTTGCTCTTCCAATTAGCAAACGCTATGGTTACCAAATCATGACTGGTGATGGTCTTCCAATCAATGCACCAGTTACCACTTTATATGTTCCATTAGAATTCTGGTTCTGCCGCAATGTAGGTCTTGCTCTTCCCTTAATTGCCCTCCAATACCACGAAGTCAAGATTAACATTGACTTTGAACTTCAAACAAATATGGTTCAATGCGGTTCTGGAGCATTAACCAGCGCCATGGATCTTGCCAATGCTCAATTATGGGTTGACTACATCTTCCTTGACACTGATGAACGCAGACGCTATGCTCAATTATCCCATGAATACTTAATTGAACAATTACAATTCACTGGTGATGAATCTATCCAAACCAACACCAATAACATTCGTCTTAACTTCAACCACCCATGCAAAGAACTTGTATGGGTTGCACAAACCAACGCAAATGTTGGCGCAGGTACCTCTAATGACTGGACCAACTTCACCAATATATCTTCTAATTTATTAGAAGAAGATTGGGAAGGATACGCTAAAGCAACTCCAAATGCTGACTATGTTGGTTACTCCAATCCAGTCGTACAAGCACAAATCAAACTCAATGGCCAAGACCGTTTCTATATTCGTAATGGCAATTACTTCAGCGTCGTACAACAATACCAACACCACGAAAATACTTCATTAAATGCTGGTATTAACGTATACTCCTTCGCCCTTAAACCAGAAGAACATCAACCATCTGGTACCCTCAACTTATCCCGCATTGATACCGCTGTATTATACTTAATTACAAATTTCTACGGTCTTTCTACAACCTCTGCAGTAGTCAAGATCTATGCAGTCAACTACAACGTCCTCCGCATCATGTCTGGTATGGGTGGCCTTGCATACAGCAATTAGATCGTTTATCAAATATTATCAACTTTTATTATTTTTATGCGTTTTAGATTATCAGACATAAAAATTTTTTCTCCAGTATAGGTATCTAGACTATAATGGGCGGTGGTGGTTTATTACAATTAGTTGCATATGGCGCACAAGACATCTACTTAACTGGCAATCCCCAAATTACTTTCTTCAAAGTAGTTTACCGTCGCCACACCAACTTCGCAATTGAAGCTATCCAAAATACCTTCAATGGCACAGCTGGCTTCGGCAAACGTGTAGTCTGCCAAATCTCTCGCAATGGTGATTTAATATGGAAGATGTACTTACAAGTAGATTTACCAGCAACCGCTGCATCTATTAAATGGACAGCCTACCCAGGTCTCCGTCTCTTACAAGACGTAGAAGTCGAAATTGGTGGCCAACGCATTGACAAACACTACGCCCACTGGATGTACATCTGGAACGAACTTGCTCTTCCAATTAGCAAACGCTATGGTTACCAAATCATGACTGGTGATGGTCTTCCAATCAATGCACCAGTTACCACTTTATATGTTCCATTAGAATTCTGGTTCTGCCGCAATGTAGGTCTTGCTCTTCCCTTAATTGCCCTCCAATACCACGAAGTCAAGATTAACATTGACTTTGAACTTCAAACAAATATGGTTCAATGCGGTTCTGGAGCATTAACCAGCGCCATGGATCTTGCCAATGCTCAATTATGGGTTGACTACATCTTCCTTGACACTGATGAACGCAGACGCTATGCTCAATTATCCCATGAATACTTAATTGAACAATTACAATTCACTGGTGATGAATCTATCCAAACCAACACCAACAATATCCGCCTTAACTTCAACCACCCATGCAAAGAACTTGTATGGGCAGTACAAACCAGCGCAAATTTTGGCTCTGGTACTTCCAATGATTGGACCAACTTCACCAATCTTACCTCCAATGTAACAGAAAACGCATGGGAAGCAACCGCCAAGAGCGCAGCAAACTCTGTATTCCCAGGTTTCTCTAACCCAGTTGTACAAGCACAAATCAAACTTAATGGCCAAGACCGTTTCTATATTCGCGCTGGTAATTACTTCAGCACTGTACAACAATACCAACACCACGAAAACGTATCATACAACCCAGGTATCAACGTATACTCCTTCGCTCTTAAACCAGAAGAACATCAACCATCTGGTACCCTCAACTTATCCCGCATTGATACCGCTGTATTATACTTAATCACCAACTTAACCAACCTTTCCACATCCTCTGCAGTAGTCAAGATCTATGCAGTCAACTACAATGTCCTCCGTATCATGTCTGGTATGGGTGGCCTTGCATACAGCAATTAGATTACCCAATTATCATTTTTTCAAATTATTTACAATTATAAAATAATTCTAAAACAAAAACAAAAACATATTAATGAATGTGATAGTCATAAGGAATTGCTACACATAATATTTCTTGTATAGTACTTACAAGTGTATAACCAATATCATTAAGTTTATTACGATAATTATCAAAATCATCACAAGTTATATCAGGTTTTCGTGATAATATTTGTATATAAGAATTATTATCACCAAAATCTATGATAGCATATGATGTATAATCAGTATCTAAAACAATATAATCAATATCTGGTAAACCAATTAAGTGCGATCTGCAAATATTATTATTGCATATTATTTTTTGATCTATTCTGATGTTATTTTGTTTCGTTTTATATTCTGAGATCGAATATAATTCATCTTCTTTCTCATTATATAAAATAGTAATAATACCTTTTTTATTCATTGGCATATATTTTTTATAACTAGCTACTTCGTACCATATACCAGTAAACTCATACTTATTAAATGGTTTAATAGTAAATTTTGATGTATTATACCTATTCATTAAACTAATTGCACAATATAAATTATATAATGTTTATATAGAAAAAGTTACAGTAATAATGCCTAATTGTGATAAGGATCAAATAATTCGAAAAGCGTATAAAACTAAAAAAGGTGTGAATGTACCAGCGGCATGCGTAAAAGATCGTGGTTTACCTGGAAAAACACCAGAATCTAAAAAAATACCATTTGGAAACGCTTTAGAGAAGAATGATCTTAGCAAATATGGTTATTCTAATGTTAAATCTATGTCTGCTGATGCACGTCATGCTGCCTTAGATAAGGCAATTAAAGCAAATGGTGCAGTAGATGTGATGAGAAAAGTTAATTTACTTGCCATATTAAATCGTAATACAAATGTAACTACTGGTGAAATATTTAGACGTGATAAAAACTGGATTGAAAAGAATTATTTAGGCAAATAAATTTAGTTGTTTATACATTTCACAAACTTTATAATTTGATACTTTTTGTTTTTTAATAACACCATTACAACAACAAGAATTTATAGTATATGATTTACTATTGTATTCTAAGACTGGAATTTTCATATATTCAGGAATAGCTGATATACCATGTAATGCACCTACCATAGAACCAACTATTTTTCCA